GCAGATAAGCGATGCCGCGCTTCTCATCGATGGTCAGCATGTTCCAGACATTGACGCCCGAGCGCTGCTGCCAGCCATTGTCTTCCCAGGTGTCGTGGAATTTCTCGCCTGGCTTGGGAATCGAGTGGAAAGTCCTAACGCCTTCCGCCCAGGCCTTGGTTCGGTGGCCGAACGCAGTGCCGAGTACGCCAGCCAGATCGCTGCGGGCACGGTGAAAGACCCAGGGCTGCTCTACGACCACCAGGAAGCCCCCGGCGATACCGACATGACCGACCGGGAGTCCCTGCTGGCCGGGCTCGCGGTGGCCTACGGGGATTCCGCCGAACCCGCCGGGGGTTGGGTGGATCTGGACCGGATCATTGCTGAGATCTGGGACCCGGCTACCGATCCGCAGGATGCTCGGGCGTTCTACCTGGGTCAGATCACCCACGCCAGCGACTCCTGGGTCAGCAGTCCCGAGTGGTCAGCCAACGCCGACCCGCTGGTCATCCCGGTTGCCGGGGATGCCATCACCCTGGGATTTGACGGGTCCCGGCACCGTAGCTACGGCATCACCGACGCCACCGCTCTCATCGCGGTACGCCTGGAGGATGCCCACATGTTTCCCATCGGGATCTGGGAACAGCCAGACAATGTCAAAAACTGGTGGCCGGATGTCGCTGAGATCCATGCAGCGGTGGCAGAGACGTTCGATCGTTACCACGTGGTGGGCTTCTATGCCGACCCCGCCGCAGACTGGCGTTCCTACGTGGCTAGCTGGGAGGCCCGCTACGGCGCGCAGCTGGCGGTGTCCTCGACTCGGGACCATCCCATCGAATGGTGGATGGGTGGGCAGAACGCCATCAAGACGGTGCGCGCGACCACCGCGCTGCACTCTGCAATAGTCCATCGCGCCATGTCCCACGACGGCAGCTCCAGACTGCGCTCCCATTTCCTTAATGCCCGCAGACGGGAACACCGCAGCGGCATCATGATCGCTAAAGACTTTCCCGACTCGCCGCGCAAGATCGACGCTGCGGTGGCCGGGATCCTGGCGTTCCAGGCCTACCTGGACGCTAAAGCGGCCGGAGTCAGCACGGCGCCACCGTCCCGTTCTAAGCGGTTGGTGCGGTTCTGATGGCCCGGCACAGTACGCAGGACCTCGACCCCGCTGCCCGGATGGAACGCCTGGAGGACCATATGGCCACCTTGACCGATGTCATTGCCGAGCTGGCCGCCAAGATCGACGACATCGAGGCGGCCGCCCAGCAGCAGAATGATCAGGCCATCTCGGACATCACTGCATTGACCGAGCGGGCGCATGAGGTGTTGACCGGTATCCGGGCGCAGAGCGAGGGTCTGGCAGACCCGCAGGGCGGTGACGGTGTGACAGTGCATGACACTGGCACGACGGACCATGCCATGGGTGACTCGCACCGGGAACTGCCTGGCGCCCAGGTACCGCAGCAATCCGTTTGACTGCCCTCAGCGTTTCTTATTGCCGGCCGACTTGATCCCGATAAACAACCCAGCGAGCAAGATGCCGGCGGCGTACTCCAGACCTACCGTGAACCCGCTGGCCACCCATCCGTAGACCAGGATGATCGGTGTCATCAGCAGGCAGATCAGGAACATCACCAGACCGAACTCGGGAGTCATCGGCGTAGACCGGTGCTCGCGGCTGATCAGTTTCACGTGTTTGGTACCTACGGCGATTCTCATGCCCGTTTGATCGTGGATCTCTGTTGAAATGTTACTAACGATGGTGGGGGGCTGGCTTGCTAGAGCACGCGCAAGAGCCCAACACCCCCGACTGGTGGCTACTGCGCCTCGGTCAGAAGCTGGCCGATTCGATCAACCGGTTTGACGTGCTGGACGCCTACTGGCGGGGGGACCACCCGCTGCCTTTTGGTAACCGCAAGATGCGGGAGGCGTACAAGAGGTTCCAGAAGCAATCCCGTACCAACTTCACCGAGCTGGTCGCCGAGTCTGTCATCGAGAGACTGAAGGTGACCGGGTTCCGGACCGGTGGCGCAGGGTCTGAGACGCTGGATCAGCAGGCCTGGAGCTGGTGGCAGGACAACTGCCTCGATGCGGATTCCTCCTTGGTGCACCGGGCCGCCGTGGTCATGTCCCGGTCCTATGTCATCGTCGGGCCTAACCCTGATGACAGTGACAGTGTGCTGGTCACCGCTGAGGATCCCCGGCAGGTTGTTCACGAGGCCGACCCGGCTAATCGGCGCAAGCTACTGGCCGCGTTGAAAACGTGGTGGGATGACATCGAGTCCCGCAACCTGGCAGTGGTCTACCTGCCTGATGCGATCTACTACTACCGCAGCGAACAGACCACCAAACAGAGCGCCTCGCCGTGGTCAGCGTCCGCGTGGGAAGTCGATGACAGCGACCCCTACCCGGATGGTGTGGGTGCCAACCCGGTGGGTGTCGTCCCGGTGGTGCCGTTCCTGAACCGCCCGGACCTGTCCGGCCAGACTCTCGGTGAGTTCGAGTCGACCACCGACATCCAGGACCGGATCAACAGCGAGGTGCTGGACCGCATGGTGATCTCCACCATGCAGGCCTATCGGCAGCGCTGGGCTACCGGGGTGGACCTCACCGATGAACACGGCGAGGGCGGCGGGTTCGATCCCGGGTCTGATCTGCTCTGGAACGTCAGCGATGAGCGGGCCAAGTTTGGCGAGTTCCAGCCGGCCGATCTGACCAGCATCCTCAAAGCCGTCGAGGCTGACGTGCAGCATCTGGCGGCCATCACGAGAACGCCGCCGCACTACCTGCTGGGCAGCATCATCAATGCCAGCGGCGACGCGCTGGCCGCTGCGGAAACCGGGCTGACCAGCAAGGTCAACGAACGGATGACCGAGTTCGGGGAGTCCTGGGAGCTGGTGTACCGCCTCGCCGGCAAAGTGCTCGGTAAAGACGTGCCCACCAGCTGCGAGGTCATCTGGTCCGATCCGGAGTTCCGGACCTTGACCGAGATGGCTGCGGCCAACGTGCAGCTGATGCAGGCCGGCGTGCCGTGGCGGACCAGGATGGCCATGCTGAAGTTCACGCCATCGCAGATTGAACGTATGCAGATTGAACGTACCCAGGATGCGCTGCTCAACGCAGCCATTCCGTTGACCGGTCCAGCCCCGGGAATGCCAACCCCGCCGGGTCAGCCGGTCAACCCGAGCCCCGGCGGTAGTGGTGGCGCAGCAGTACCGGCGCAACAGGTCGCCAGGGCTATGCAGCCGATCGGGAGTCGCAACGGAACGACACCATGACCGGCATCCCCCTGACCCGCCCGGCGTGCTACCAGC